TTTCTTATTAACTTTAAGGGAATATTTGTTTGTTCTCCGGAAAGCTCTTTGTGACATTCTTATCGTAGAGGACTTCTATCTCAATAGGCTTGTCAATTGCTATTTGAGCCATTATTCCTAAATTATAAATCCTATCACTCAATGAAATTGCCGGTATATCGTAAACTCCATCTTTAGATATAGGATAAGTCCAAGGGTCTTTAGTTGAATCAATCATCATTCCCATTAATCCAACTGCCCAATTACCTTCACCAACGCTATACTGATTAAGTCCTGTGACTTTTATCTTATAAGATGGTACTTCAATAGGGTCTCCTGTATCTGCTTCGGGATTCATAGCCACTGCAATAGCACCATTAAAGGTTTCAGTAGTACTATTTACTACAATTTTATTTGTTGTAACTTTGCCAGTAGCAAAATCTGGATAATCAACGGCTTTATAGGCAAAGTTATCAAAGTTCAATGCGAACACTGGATTTGGAGTGCCATATTCCATAACATTTATCTCTTTCTGAATTTCTTCATCAGTTAGAACGTCTTGGTATATAGCAATATCATATAGAGCCATATTAAGATAATCTTTAACTGTATTTTCATACCTTGCTGCAAGATATAAAGGCACATCTACATTTTTAGGAGTGTTGCTAACAAATACAGAATAATCATTTACAATTTTTCTCTTCATAGTAGAAGACCAATTGCTAACAATTCTATTGTAGAACATTAAGCATTTATTTTCATAAACATCATTATAGGTATCAAATACTACATTCCATCCTACATGTATTGAAATTGGAATATATTTAATAATAATAGTTCCTACTTTATATCCTACCTTATCAAGTTTCAGATAATCATCTATACCATCTGTTACAATTGCTCCTTCATATTCTGGAATTTGTTCAATAGTTACATTCTTAGTTAAGGCATTTTGTACAATGAAACCAACATTATAAGTTTGAGTATTAACTACACTCTTAGGTAAATCATATTCTCCATCTGAGGGAATTGCCATTAAGACTCTTGCTCCATCATTAGTAGGTGAATACCCATAAGCAAGTTGGTTATTGGCTGTAAGTCCTGTCACTCTTATTCTTGTAGCATTTAATTGACTATTCCCGGATTTTGAAAGTATCCAATTATTGGCCGGAACAAAATTCATTATAGTAATACTATGGTCATCTGTTACGAATACATTCTGCGCTTTATTATAAGTTAGGTAATTCTCCTTAAATAACCCATAACCACTGCCTAAGCTCCAACCGAAGTTATAAGCATTAAGGATATTACCCTTAATGCCTTTTATTATAGCTCTATCTGTATCACTATTCTTCTTTCCTGCAAAGTTCCAATAGTCAACTAATGACGGATGGAATGGATTTTTTTTTGTCCCTCTATACAGAGAGCTCCTTATATAATTTCCAATACCTATACTAATAGCCATATTGCAAAGTATTATCAGTTTCTACAGTAATCTCTTTTATAATCTCTGGGTTCCATCCAGGATAAAAGACAGTTTCTATAGCCTCATCACTTGATAACATCTTCACTGTACAAGTTACATTGTCTCCTGATATATTCTTAACTAAGAAGCCACCTTCACTCTTAAATGTACCTACCTTTAAATTAGCTAAGAAGCCTACTTGAAGACTTGTCAAAGCACCAGTTTTTGTTCTCATCTTTGTATAAGTTTAATTTTTAATTCTAATTGTTCATTCCTTCTCTCCAATATCTTAACTCTCTCTTCAAGAGACTTAGTCCTATTCAATATACTTTGTATTCCTAAAGTATTCAGTTGGGTAGCACCTGCAATAAGTGATATTAAGTCAGGGCTTATATAATTAATATAACCATATCCATCTTTGTCCATACCACATACAGTAGGTAGTATATTCCTAACCTTCTGCCAACTTAGACCAGTGTGTACATTTCTATCTGCATATTTATCTTTCCTTGAAAGAGCTTTATCATTGTAGGTAAAATCAAACACTTTACCTAATAATAATAACTTAGAAGCATAATCTACTTCATAGTCTAACCTATTCTTAAGATTCTCATCAGAACTTGTCATGGCAGTAATACCACCTGTAGCACCAATGTTACCTGTAAATTGCCAAGTACCACCTCCATAATCCATTATATAAGATTTATTTGAAGAACTGCCTATGCTACCAGCATTAGTCCACCACCAATACATATGATCATTGCTATGAACTCCAATTCCAAAGACATTATCAGAAGCTCCAATTTCAATACCACCATGTTGACCATTTCCGTAGAAGCTTGCATACACATTAAAACCTGATGCTCCACCTGAATTACCAACTCCTGCGCATACTAAACCTCCATGTGTTTCTATATAACTACCAGCATATATTCTACCAGAAGCATTCATCCCACCAGCAGTATGTATAGCATCTGCACTTGTACTTCCTACAAATAAAGAATTTGCAAAATATAAAGTTCTCGCAGGATTAGTAACAAAATGAACATATGAACCATTTTCTGCTCCAATTTTTATTTCGATACCATTATATCTTGAGTATAAATATCCAGCATCAGCTATAAGATTACCGCCATAAACATTACTATATCCAGTATCATTTATATTTCTAAATTTAAATTCTCCTGAATTAGTAAAATACACTACTCCTGCTGTTACTCCTGGCTGATGAAAACCAATACCTGGATAAAGATTACTACCATTACCATTAACCATCATAGATGTAGCAGCATATCCATTTCCAGTTGGTTCTCTAAAATAAGTATTATATAATCTTCCATTAGTATATCCCCAATAACCAACTTGCTTAGCATTAGACATAAATTCTATAATTCCATCAGCTTGCCAATTTAATCCAGTATCTGTATCGCCAATGGCTAAAGATATAGTTGGAGTAGCAGTGATAGAGAATCTACCTCTATCCACATATAATCTACCATTACAATATGTGTATCCTGCGGCTGTTAAATCAGCACTTGCATAAATACTTCTTCCACCTATATTAGCTGATGTGGTTATATCTCCAGTTGCAGTTATTGTAGTTGCTCCTGATAAAGCGCCTGATACATTTTGAGAACCGTTAAAAGACTGTCCCCAGATAGTTCTTGTATTTCTTAAATTGTTAGGTGCCCAATATACCTGATCAAATGTTTTTTCCATCGGAGAATTATCTTGTGAAGTCTTCACGGGAGCACTATAATTATACGAACTACTACTCCACGTATAACCATTTGGTTGAACTGTAAGTTCTTGGCCATTTGTAGTTCTATAATAATATATGCCTCCTCCACGTAAATATATAATTTCTGTGGAAGCTATCGTATTTTGTTGTCTTCCTCCGAAAGCAGTTTCTCCACCATAAGTACCAGCGTACCAATTTAATTTTGCAGCAATAGGAATCGTTCCCCAACCAGAACCCGTCACTTCATAATCTAACAATAAAGAAAAACCTTGTTGATGTGAACCCCACGTAGGTTTATTGCCTCTAAGTCCATTAAATATAGTAATTCTTAAAGGTATTCCTCCATTAGCAGGCGCTCCAATAATACAAGGATACCATTTATTTTGATCTAAACTGGTAAGGTCTAATGTTCGTTGTTTTTGGCTTAAATGTGATAAAGCAGCATACCACGTTGATCTTCTTATAAAATTATCATCTGAAGAATAAAAATAAGCACCTTGATTCTCTGGATTAACAGCTGTTGATATAAATGGTACATCAAGATTTCCAGTCATAGTATCCCCTGTTTTGAGGACATATCTGGTGTCTGTTGAAGATTGTGTAAGATACACATTACTATCAACTGAACCGTCGGCTTTAAGGAATTGCGAAGCAGTACCTCCTGAAACTTTTTCATATAAACCAGGCAAAGTGATAATACCATTTACAGGTTTATAGACAGTGCCATTCAATGATATGTCTCCTCCACCAATAGCCTGACCATTAACCCATTTCTGAGATGCAGCATCATAGACAAGAGCTTGTTTATCTTGAGGATTGCTAATATTTGTATCAGCTAAGTCTTGCAATGTAAATGATATGCCTCCTGAAGAGCTAATACCAAGAGCTGTGATACCTCCTGTCATATAGAAGTTAGCCATCTCTTCAGCACCTTCAGAATTATATTTAACTCCTTTTATAGCATTTCTTTCAGCATCATACTCCAAGAATATATCTCCAATCTTTATCTTAGGAGTTTCTATCTTGTTAGTAAGATAGATTTCTGTGCCATTAAAAGTACCATAAACATTACCATTAGCTTGATATGTGGCACCCCAGAAAGTAGCACCCTTTAACCTATTAATAGAGTCTCTATTCTCTTTACCTTTGTTACCTGCATATGCAGTATCAGCAGTTTCACCTAAAGCAAGTGATTTACTGATTTCAACATAAGATGTTCCTGACCATCTATAAGTAAGATTAGTATCAAGTGTAACATATATCTTTCCACTTTCCCCTGTAGCAGGCAGTGCTGAAAAAGTGCTATATTCAAGTACATCATCCACATAAGAAGGGAGATACATTGATGATATTAAACCATCATTGTCAAGAGGTACCACACCTCCTGCTCTACCTTTTTGGCTTAATGGAATATAATCTTTAACAGCTTCACTGATAGCTGTATTCATTTGAGAGGTTGTAGAATAAGGACTAAGAGCTTTGGTGAGATGTGATACAGCTATCTGTTTATCAGGGTTATCTCCATCACCAAGTATAGACCATAAGAGGTCTTCATCCATTCCTCCTCCACCTCCACCTCCACCAGTATTAAGACCTAAAGCTGATACAAAGCTATTAGAGTAAAAGCCTCTTGGAGTACCATCAGATTTATTTGTTACAAATATATCCTGATTTGAATCTTCTGCAAAGTAACCTGCTATCTTGTTCCATAGTGTCTTTTCAGCTAATGTAACATGGATATCAGCATTATTTATATGATTATTTAATAGGTTCTGTACAGGAGTTACTGCATCAACTACAGCCTTTGAGATGGCTGAATTAGTTTCTGACTTAGTATAATAATTACTTAGGTCTACCTTAATATCAGTGAGTCTCATTGAAGACCAATGAGTTGCTCCTGCCTTTTGTATAAATAGCCTATCTTCAGTAGGAGTAGTATCAGCCCAATCACCAACATTAGTTAATTGACCGAGAGAAGAGGCACCTCCTGTACCTCCACCCCCTCCATCTGATTTACCCATAGCTGTAATACCTCCATAAGTGTAGAAGTTTCTTCCTACCTCTGCACCATCAACTATCTTATTTACAACATACAGGTCACTATTCTCATCTTCCTTAAACCATTTACCTATTATATCTTTTACAAGTTGAGTTACAACATTAATATCTATGTCCCCACCACCTGTTGGAATATTGTCTATTTGTTGTTTAACCCATTCTTGAGTAGCTAAACCTGTCAAGTCAAGATGGCTCTTTGGAATAATTTCATTTTCAGCATCAAGAGCCTTCCACATATCTTCAAGTTTGAAAGTCTCTTCAGGTATCTTCATGCCATACCATTGTTTAAGTTTAGCATCATAACCTAAATAGAACTTATCAAATGTCTTATCTACACTGTTATCTGTTGTAGACTTCTTGACATCAAGAAGCTGCCATAAATAAAGAGAGCTAATTGAAGAATAGAATTGTAATGTAGTTACCTGAATATCATCAGGTTTAACATAATTGGCTTGACAGGCTAAATCTACAACCAAGAAGGCATCTTTATAGACTACCCTTGCATCATAACCCTTTGAATAGCTTACTTCAAAACTGTATTCTCCAGTTCTTTGTACTGAACCTTTTATGGTGAAGGTAATTTCATTTCCAGATACAGAATAGTCAGGAACACTAATTAATGTACCTGAACACCATACCTTGAATCTTATATTTGTAGCAGTGGACAGGTCCTCAGGAATGTTAACATTATCAACAGTCTTAGTTATAGCCCATACTACCTTTATATCATTACCTTTAACTATTTCCATATTAATTCAATTTGAATTGACTCTTGAGGTCCTCTATAAGTTTATTGACCTCTTCTTTAGTATAATAATTAGATAAATCTCCTGCAATCTGCACATTAGATTTAACTTCTATACTATTAACCATTATATTACTATTTGTTAGTGTATTATCACACTGACTGGCATCATCTACAATAGTAAATACTGAGGATTCAGTTATTCTTGCATCATAGTCTTTTGACCAAGATGCTTCAAAGCTATAATTACCAATCCTTGTATTCCTTCCTTTTATTGTAAACTGGACTTGATTAGTATTCAGAATAATATAATCTGTTATTTCAAGCTTCCTGCCATTACTATTCACATAAATAGTAAGGTTACTTACTGTATCTAAGTCTTCCTTGATAGGAACTCCATCAACTATCTTAGTTATACTCCAAGTAACCTTAATATCATTTCCTCTTAAAATGTTCATTATCTATCCTCTTTATGCAGAAGGAGCAGTCTCAATAGTTACTGGAATAGTTGTATCATCTATCAAAGTAAGAATTCCACTTGTTATAACTCCAGCAGAGTCTTTAATAAGTTTTAGACTCTTTACACTCTTTGAGAATGTATTCCATACATTATAAAATTCTTGTCTTCCAGATACAGGCTTTGTAAGATTAGTTCTCATTTCACCTACATCCTGCATATCTTTATCTGAATAATCATTGGTAGATAATCCCTTACCTGCTACAGCCTTTACAGCATCAGTAATCCCATAACCTTCCAAGGTTGTAGGTTTATTAGTTACATTATCAAAGGATATAGAACTATCTTTACCTAAGACAGTCCATTCTCCATTATTAAAATATCTTGCAGTACCTTTATACAACCATAGCATATTGGTTGGTACTGGATTAGGTGATATTGCTATTCCATTTAAACTTTTCATATCATTATTTATTAGTAGTATTACTTCTTTTTCTTAACTGGATTACTCCAGTCTTTTTAACTATTATACTATAATTAGACATATCTATTGAATCTACATACTCATATCTCCAAATGAATCCTAAAGCCGATGTTTTCTTCCCTTTTAATGAAGTTATAATACCATTAGCATTACTCCTTTCTGAACCTTGAACACCTGCATAATGTCTTGCAGCTTCTATTATACTCCCCCAAGATTTCATGAAAATCCCTTCAAGAGAATATTGGTAAATTCTAATACTATTAGGATTATCACTTCCTTTAATTCCATACATTGGGTTAGTTTCATGCCTTCCATACATAGGGTTATTTTCCCCTTTATGGTTAATGTTGGGAGAGGTATTATCTCCCCCATCAGTTATATTATAAGATTTATTGTGCAACTTATACCATCTTATCAAATATTTTTCAGTATATTTAGCCTCTCTTATAGAAACACCTTCAAGCACTATTTTATGTCTAAAATTATCCCACCCATATTTTCTAATAGCTTTTTCAAACAAAGGTTGGCTTCCTGTTAAATATCCTTTGCCTTTTTGCCATCTTTTTCTCAGGGAGGTTCTTGTAATACCTACATACACTTTTTCTGATGGGCTTTCATGTAGATAGACATAATAGTTAGCTTTCATTTAATTTTCTCTTAGATTGTCTTAGACTTATTTTGTCTTTTAGAGCATTATCCTCAGAATGTTTCTTCTTCTCAAAGAGAAATTTTTCCTTATCTAATTTGAACCTTCTATTCATATCTTCTATCTTAGCATGTAATTCCTCTTTTTTCTCTGGAGATAATTCTTCAATTCCATCATCTAAGTTATCAGATGAATTAATTTGAGCAATTATAAGTTTTGTAGAATTATCCCTTATATTAGCTTGCTCTTTCTGCTCCAATTCAGCCTGCTTCTGCTGTAATTGAGCTTGAGCTACTTGCTGTTGAGCTTCAAGTTGCTGTTGTTGTTGCTGAGCCTGTCTTTCTCTAATATCTCTTTCATCTTTCTCAATAAGTCTTTGTTTCTCTGCAAGAGAAGATGAAGTATATAGCTTAGTAATAGTAGAGAATGACAATGTCTGAGTCTGAAGAGCTGCCTGAGCCAAGGTATCTAATTTAGCCTGAAGTTCCTGGGTTCCATTACTATTGTCTACCACTAAACCATAGTCAGCTTCAGCAAATTCATCACCATCAATTTCCATTATTCTTGTTGATGTATCAGATAGTATATACTGGAACTTCTTACTTCTTCCTTTCATTGCAACCTTAGCTGTTTCAAGAAAGGCTTCAAGTACTCTTTTCTTAACATCATCATGGATTACAAACAACCATTCAGTAATATGACTTGATTGAAGAGTAGCTCTTTCTACTCCACCAACAGTTTCTCTATTAGATATTTGCCCTTCCCTTTGTTTTGTGATACCAACAACCTCAGACATCTCTATCTTAATAAATTCAAGAAGATTTATCTGCTGTTGTATATAGTTTCCTATGTTAGTTTCTAACATACCTCTGCTTGCATTGTTAAGACCACCTGCAAGCTTTCCAGTGGCAGCACCTATATTACCTTCCTTAAAACTGTCAACTACTGCAATATGATTAGTTCTTGCAAAGTATATCCATTTTTCAACTTCCCAACCTCTTGGAATCTTAGCTAAATCAAGCTCAAGAATTGAGCCCCAATTTGAAGCAATAGCCTTATTTAATCTATCATGAATAGCATCATATAAATAATTATAAGGCTTCATCATATCTACAAGAGAGAAAGGTTTAGTATCATTAAGGTTATATACTGAACCAATAATACCAAAATGGCACCTTGATGGGTTACTAAGTCTATTGTACTGAATAACTCTTGGACCCATATCAATGAATATACCATCTTTTGCATCTCCAATCAATGTTCCTTGCCAAGCTTCATTTATCCAGAATGATTGTGACTCTTCCCCATTATCCTTATCTATTACATAATTCTCAGGATAGAAATCATAAGTTTCTTCCCCTGTCTGAGGGTCATAGGATTTAACCTTCAATATCTTCTTCTTGGACTTCCAGTACAATCTAAGTACTCTCAAGTTACCTGCAAGGTCATAAGGAAGTAAAGAACCAGCAACTCCTTCAGAGAATAATCCAGCAGGGTCAAAAAAGTATGAACCATCAGAAACAGTTACTTCATCTCCCATCATACTTGGGTTGACAAAACCAAACCTTTCATCTATATTGTCCATACTGTCAGTAGCAGCCTGACCTACATGGTCAGGAAGATTTTCTATATACTCTATATCCTTCTTGGTAAGAGAATCATAATAAGTATCAATTACTCTTCCTGGACTCCAGTAATCTTCAAGTATAATAATATCTGCATCCTCAATCTTATTACTGTATCCACTTTTGAATACTCTAATCTTTAGAGGATTAATTCTTTCAAGAGTTGGCTCACCACCTACAATATCACATTGATAAATCTCTTCACCAACTGCCATTGCATCCATAAAGCCCTGATTGAATATCAAAGGTATATTATACTCTTTAATATAATGATTAAGCAGAGCATTAGCTCTTATCTCTCTTAGGTCTTGCCACTCATAAGTATAATAATCATTAAGCTTCTCAAGCTTATTATTGAAATCATCCTCTGAAACAGAGTTATCTCTCATGAGCTCCTGAAGGTCTTGTAATAGGGCATTCTTCTTATTAGTCTCTATTTCAGATATTGCAGTTGGGTTTGTTACTACTACCCTGAAATCAAAAACTCTCTTTGATTCTTCACCCTTAAGTACATTCAACTTACTATTGATTATAGGATAGTGTTGCAGTCTCTCAGGTATATAACCTGCCTTAATATCATCAGGATTAATGATAATCTCAAGGTCCTGCATATGCAATTTGCCATTCAATAAATCATAATTTATCTTCTTATGAATTACTGATTTTCTGACTAAATTATAGTTGAAGAATGTCTTTTGGGTAGCCCAAGTAACACACCTCTTTCTCCATTCCTTTGTTTTTTTGCTAAGAGGCAACATTTGCCTTGGGAAATTTAAATCATCCATTATTCCCCCCTTTCTTTATATCTCCATTTGTAGCCATAAGCTGTCTTTCTTTTATGATTACAGCAGCAGCTAACATGGTGACCTTTTGCATTTAAAAATGTTTCTGCTTCTGTAGTTGAATTAAATTCTTTAAGTATCTCATTTGTATTTTTATCTATCATCAACACAGGTTTAGATAAACCTATTCTTATCTTTTCTATTATATCCTGAGATGGGGTTTTACCATAATTTGGATGAGAAGTCCCTGACTTAAATCCATACTTTAATAATTCTTTTAACCTCTTCTCTCTTTGAGTTTTCCAAAGGTTTATAGCTATTTCTCTTTGTTGTTGTACTCTTTCAGGAGAATGTTTCTTTCCATATTGAGAAGACAAAGGTCCTTTATATTTTCTTAATTTATTCTTTGTTTCCTCAGACATTGCTTCTGAGCCTTCTCCTCCATTAGCTATATTATAACACATTCCTCTCTTTTTATATCTACTGATTAGTAGTTGCTCCTCTCTACAGGCTAACTCTTTACTAATATTTCTAAATAGGATTATATGTTCAAAGTTGTTCCAGCTATACTTATTTATAGCTGACTGAAAGTATGGATTGCTCTTATAGCCATAGTTCCACCTTTTCTCAGGATTAGTATAGTGGGTTATACCCACATATACTTTCCTATTTATCTTATTCTTATGAATATACACTATATACTTTCTTTCTTCCATTTTGCAAAAGTAAGTAAAAATCTCCACTTAACCAAGTATATAAGTGATTTCTTTATTGAAGTGCTTCATTCAAACTAAATTTACTGAATTTATTTGGGTCCTTATAATTAAGAGTGAAGAATTTATCATTTCCAAGATAATCCTTTGGTATTGAGCCCTGGTCTTTTGAAGGATTTCCCTGATATAATATCATCTTCTCTTCTCTATATAACATGACCATACCTAATGCCCTGATTCTATCCACATTTATCTCTGGGTTAAATGCAATTAACTCTTCAATTAATGCTCTATTTCTCAGGTTAAACAGATTATATGTAGTTACCTCTGAGCTTTCTATACCATTCTGCACAGTAAATGTTACAGGCTTCATTAGCCAATCTCTAATAAGATTATTGGCATACATATTAATAGCTGCTGTAGCATTAACACCTTTTTGGTTACTTCCAAAGTTACTGTACTTAATAAGCTGTTTATCTCTTAAATACTCAGGAGTATCAGCTAATAAATGAGTACAATTCATCTTCTTAAAGTAAGCAAAGATACCCTTTTTATTTGATTCATACAGACAGGTTGCATTATAAAATAAACACAGAAGTCTTACTATTTCAAAGTTATCATCTGCAAATGCCTGTCTACCAGTATATTCAGCTACAATCTTATCAGTCCATAAGTCAAGAACAAAGGTAGATGATAGAGATGAAGACTCAGCTTGGTCATTATCTACAGGGTCATGACCTATAATGTATCTTGTATTTGGGACCTTTCCAGACCTATCCTTTTGAGGCATCTCAAAGATTTCTACAGCCCCAGGAGTATCATTCTCAACTCCATATTTTCTAATTGGGACATCATCAGTTAAGATAAACTCTACTTCTTCTTTACCCTGAACTAACTTACCTACATATACATCATCAAAGGCATGTACATCTTGGTCTATCTGACTTAATCTCTCTGTAAGAGAAGTGATAGGGAAGTAGGCTGCTTTAACTTTAATAATAGCTTCTGCTGGTGTAATAGGGTCCTCAGCAATTACTCTAAGTACTGATTGTGGGTCTGCACTATATTTAGCTTTATATCTTGCAAGAAGAATCTCTATAAGAGCCTTAACTACATCAGATACTCCATCTTCATTATAACAACCAGCTCTATTAATATAAGCAGGAAAGAAGTACCCAAAAGTAGATTTACCTTGCTTTGGTTTATCATATACATTATCAAGTGCATATATATTATAACCTTCAGGATTATATAACAGTGTTTTAGCAGAGGTAAAATCTGACTCTTTTTCACTGGCAGTACCTACAAGATATTGGCATGCAAAAGTATAATCACCATCCTCTACTGATTTCCTTGTTACATCATACAAAGAAAGAAGGTCTTTGAAGTTACCCATCTCTTCATATAATATCCAACCTCTCTTACCTCTTAACTTACCAGAGTCATCTTTAGCTGATACAGCCATTACTTGATTTAATGAACCTTTCTCAATGCCATATTCATCCTTATAACCCATCTGCCAAGACATTTCATTAGGAGAGTTCTTTAGCATAAGATGAGGGAAGGGAGTATTAGCAAAGCTAAAGTTAATTGCAGGTTTGAACTTAGAAAGGGTACCATCCTTATCATCCTTCAAATATTCCTTCTGATAAGCTGTAAGCACTGTAATAACCCTTCTTTTGGACTCCTCACTTTCTCCAAGTATAAGATTATGTCCCATAATTGCAGAAAGAGAATATGATTTACCACAGTTATGGGTTTGTATAAAATCTCCTATCAGATATGAATTGTCTTTTGAGTCAACTGTAACACATTTACATCTTTTCTTTCCAATATACTCTATGTTTACAATACAAGTCTTCTCACACCTTGAGTTCCATTTAGAATTATCTATAAGTACTTTCTTTCTCTCTAAGTTAAATAATTCACTTCCTCCATAAATACTTATTTCATAAGTATTGAGACACTCTATGTAGCCTGTATCTGAGTTATATCCAGACTTCCTTACTGTATAATTACTGTTATATCCAAGGCTTCTTGCTACCTCAATAACATCTTTAGCTAATTGTACTGAGGAGGTATTCAATATTGGGATGTTGCCATGAATAGTTCCATCTGAATCTAATAGTCCTTTTAAAATGTTTAATCTTACTGTCCTACTATTATATTTATATAAATCAGGTATAAACTTATCCTCTGATTTTTTCATCCATAGACCACATTCATACAGGTACTTATTATCAAATCTTATAGCATAACTATATTCATCAGAGCCTATTTTATCAATTTGATAGGGTATATGTCTCTTATAGTTTTCTATATCAACTTTATGTGTAGTAAACATAACTTGATTCTTAAAACCCTTATTCCTAAAACTCCCATCCCCTAATAGTACTCCTAAAGTATAAGCATCAATAGGAATTTCCTTATTCTCCCACTCTACTCCACTATTTTTTGGAATGAAATATATATAAGCCTTTCCAGAAGGTATCCTTGAAGACTTCTTTCTGTTACTTATATAATGTTCATATAGATGCTTTGTATTTAAATGTAATACTTTTCCTGTATTAGCCCTTATTACATTCCATATATGGTCATCTGAAGCTTCCACTACTCTCCCATCTCTTAGAGTAATTCTATAGGTATCAGCAACATCATCAAAGGGAATATCTATAACTTCAGTAATATTACCATATGTTCCATATAAAGTATCTCCTACCTCTATATCTCCCCAATCCTTTACTCCTTCTGGAGTATATACTTTCTCACTATATGGGTGAGCACCTCTCTTTGCAAGTTCAATTCCATGATGACCTTTCTCTCTTGCCTGATACAAGTAATGGAATCTCCAATCTATGCCTTCAAAAAAGAAGGGAAAAGACTCCTTTCTAATGGCTTTCTTCTTCCCTTTCTCTACTACATTAACAAGCATAGGTTGATAGTTAAGAAGCCAATAATGATAGCCTGAAATCCAGGCTCCATCAGACTCCCTAACATAACCTTCCCAGCATCTTCTTCTCTCTTCATCCCAGAACTTTCTATACTCAGAATTGGGATTACTGTTAGGTTTTAGAAAGGTATAACATCCATGCTCCATATAATGAATAGCTGCTTTTCTAAAGTAGTTAGCATCTGTCATTATAGGAGGATTAGTAACATCTACAATAGCTCTTCCCTTTTCATCTCTTGGTAAATCTTTATAATAGGGTCTGTTAGGAGATATTAATCTCTTGACAAACTCTACACTACCAAGAATCTCAAGTAATTGCTCCTGAACCTCCTGAGGAAGGGTATTCATTAGTTCCTCAGTTAGTTCAGTCTGATATTTATTCATTGCTACCATTGCATAACTCCTTAAAGTTTTGTGTATTAATATACTCCAGAAGAGATTTGGTAATAGAAGTGGTTAGGAGGGAAAGAGCTTTAGTTTCTTCTGCATCAGTAACAATTCTATTAGAATACTGAGCACCAAATGCAGGTATCTTTTCACTCTTACTTACAAACCAAACTTGCATTCTATAAGTCTTCTGTGACTTAACTACAGGGTTAGTATCTATTATCTTATGTAATACAAAGTATCCCTTTCTTCTATTAGGAAAGCCTTCATAATATACATTAAGTCCTTCTACTATATCATTTATTTCCATAACTATTTATAATTAAGTGCATATCCTAAATAGGATTTCTTATTTACATGGGAGTACACTATAAATTTATTATCCATAAATACCTAATATACAATGGGTTAGAGGTCCTCATATATTGCTTTTTCTTGTGCTCCTCTAACCTTATCATTTTGTGCAAGTTCCTTAACAAGTGCTCTTTCAGCTTCATCAAGGTCTTTAATTAAAGAAGGTATTTGTTTAATAGTAGCTGTTACTGTATTTAAGGTATATACAGGCTTACCTTTATCATCTTCTTTAGTAAGGTCAATATCTCTCAATAGCTGCCTCAATTTGTCTACTGCAACTCTTGTATCTTCAAGAAGTAATGCTGAGGTTGTTTTAAAACTTGCATATAATTTCATTGCTTCTTTAACAGTAGTATCAGGTTCCCAGTTAGGTCTTAAGCCTTCTCCTTCCTTAATGGATTTAGACCTTTCTTCTCTATCAACTATATATTGATAGTCACTCCTTGGGTCTTCCATAAAGTAACAGTACCCAAGTTCCATTATAGCTCTTTCTTTTGATGCTGACTTATCTCTATTCCATACTTGTCTAAATGCTTTAAGTGCCAGAGCCTCTTCTGAGATTGTCAGGTTATAACCTTCATATCTAAATAGTTTCATATCCTAAATAAAAAAAAAAGCCCGCCTTAATTAGGCAGGCTTAAAATTAGTTCAATTCAAGCTTAGGAGTGTCAACCACAATGGTTGGATTCTCATCAAACTCCTCAATCTCTGCAACATATTTGATATCATTGTCAAATAGATATAGGTGAGGAACACCTTCAATATCTATTATATCAAACTTGTAACCTTTTACTGGATTGTCTTTAATAACTCCATCTTTGAGAGTACCTTCTCTATGCTCTCTTACTTCATATCTTTTAGGGTTAATAAATACTGTATCTCCTACTTCAATACCTTTCACCATTGGTCCAACAGCTACCACAGTTTGGAACTCTTTAATTGTTCCTGATTTTGAGGCATCCAGTAGAGTTGTTCCTTTAATATATTGCTTGTCATCATACTTGTTCATGGTAGTTACAAGACCATTGAACATTGGTTTAATCTTCTTTACAGTTATCATTTTTTAATTGTTTTAACTTCTCAAATCTCTTCTTAACTCCCATCATTCTATCATAAGTACATGATAGTTTACCTATTGAAGGTATATTAAAGTTAGTTCTTAACTTATCAAACTCTTCTTTAGTAAGGTCTTCCTTTAGTGGCAAGGATTTTATGTACTCCCTTATAAACTTCCAGTAAGATTCATAGGCTTCTTTTACCACTTCTACTGGTATTCCAAGTTCAATTGATACCTGTCTTAATGCTTCTGAATATATCATTGAAACTCAAAGAATAACATTAATTTAAATGAACCTGTATCTTCATCCATATTAGGAATAAACTTTGGATTAATCTTTCCATCAATAATAATCCTATTCTTTCTGAACTTACCCATGATTACTTGAAAATGAGCTGGAGAAATATTACATTCCTCTCTTACCTTTCTCTTAGTATCTTCATTCATTGTAATCTGGTCAAGTACTTCTGGGTCAGTTATAACCTTACTTAACTTGTATCTTATTCTCACAAAAGCTGTTATAACTTCCATTTCTCTTTCTGTAAGATTATGAAATGGTTGTAGAAACTCAAACCAATATTTAAAGAAATTCCCATCAGCCTTGCAAGGAATCCTAATTACTCCATCTGCTCCCTTGCCCATACTACCTCCTTATTCTTTATTCTCTTCAGGAGCCTCTTTTTGCTCTGTAGGTTCTGCCATAAGAGACTCAAATTCAGAAGTACATTTCTTGATAAATTCTTTATCCAAAGGCAAATCAGGAGTAGTAATAATTCTCCATAGCCATTCAAGTCTCTTGAAGAAGTTAGATAGATTGGCTTCCTCTAAACTTTTAGCAAGTTGCTGATTCTGTAAATATAACTGTCTTGATTGCTCTGAAACCTGATGTAGAGCATTCTTTAACTCTTCCTCATTAAGAGGTTGTCTCATCTTTAATGCTGATGTATTTTTATCCATTCTTATTACTTGTTAAATAACTTCCACCATATCTTTGTCCATATAATTTCTCCCAAGCAAATATACTGGAAGAATCCATCTCTGTACCTCCACACTTAGTACAATAGTCAGTACCATCTGCACTTCTTATTGCTAAAGATAAGCAATGATGACAGTAGATAACTGGTTCAGCATTATAATCAACCTTATTTTCGTCTTCTCCCTTATCCATAATATTGCTTAGTTATAATATACTAAATATATTTGTCCTCCAAAAGGGAACATACTAACAATGTCCTCCTTCTTAATCTCAAGCTCAATAGCTTGTTTTATAACATCTCTAACTGTTGTACCTACAACAGCAGTAATCACTTTTCCATTCATTCTTAGTGTATTTAATTAATTGGGGGCAAGCAAGGAGTCGAACCTTATCTTTAGCCTATGAAACTAATGTGCTACCATTACACCAACTTGCAAGAGCAGATAGAGAGACTCGAACTCTCACCTAAAGATTGGAAGTCTATAGTACTAACCTTTATACTATATCTGCATTTGAGTAGATAATCAGATTTGAACTGACCCCTTGACATTGGCAATGTCATATGCTAACCACTAACACCATACCTACATTATGAACCTCCTGAAGGATTTGAACCCTCTCTTCCTGTTTACAAGACAGGCTTGCTAAACCATTAACACTAAGGAGGCAAATGGTACTCCCACTGGGAGTTGAACCCAGACAACCATTGCTGATTGACAGATTTTAAGTCTGTTGTGTCTACCATTCCACCATGAGAGCATCTCTTGTCAATAAGGTCTTACATCACATAAGTGGAATAAGTAGTCATACTTATTGATATTCTGAATAAAGGTCTCACATTCAGATGCTATACCTTTATAAACAGTCTCTTGAGGAATCTTATCATAAAATGCAATAGTAGCAGACTTAACTTCACTTATAAAGTCAAAAGCATTCAGTGCATTACTTGGAGTTCCTTTGATTACATTAGGCTGCATTTTACCAAGTATTCCCATATATCCTTCTGCAAGACCATCCTGATAGTCTGACAATATATCAAGGAACTCATCAAGATATACATGGATATTCTTCTTAGGTGCTGCCCAATGCAAATTCTTACACTTAGTTTTCCAACCTTCAAGCTGATTTAAGAAGTTAATAAAGAACTTAGAACCAGATACTTCCGTACTTCTGCTTGATTCCATTGGAGTAAATAGGCTATCTTCTTCAAACATATTCTCTTATTTTGATGGTGCAAAGTTAAGCAAAATAATTGGAACTACCAAATATTTTCCTAACTATTTTCAAATTATTTTTAGTACCCTCTAAGAGACTCGAACTCTTACACTACTATTACTTCATACTGGAGCCTAAATCCAGAGTGTCTACCAAATTCCACCAAAGGGGCATTATAAATTGTGGGAACTCTAAGAATTGAACTTAAGCCTTGGGTTTTTCAGACCCACGTGCAATAACCACCTACACCAAGTACCCATTAAGTGGGAGTAAAGAGAATCGAACTCATATAGCCTGAGGCATTAGATTTACAGTCTAACCTAATTCACCACATTAAAGTACTCCCATTTGTTCCCCCATCTGGAATTGAACCAGACCTCCTAATTTAAAAGATTAGTGCTCACACCTGTCTGCTATAGGGGAATATGTACCTCCACTAAGAATCGAACTTAGAATCTTCTCCTTAAGAGGGAGCAGCTTTAACCATTCAGCTATAGAGGCATTTAATTGTACTGAGGGTAGGATTTGAACCCACTATCTTTAGTGTATAAGACTACTGCATTTACCACTTGTGCTACCTCAGCATGTTGGGGTGTTAGGAGAGATTTGAACTCTCACCCTCTTGATTCACAGTCAAGACTTCTAACCAATTAAAATACTAACACAGTTCTGATAATAGGATTTGAACCCCTAATGACTTCCTTGAAAGGGAAGTGACTTAACCAATTTGTCCAACCCACCATTTTGACTATCCTATCTTCACAGACCAGATAGTCCACTCTTTAAAAATCATGAAACAAAAAAAAAATCCACCTTCAAAAGTACCCCATTAAGGACTCGAACCTTATCTAAAACTTTAGAAGAGTCTTGTGCTTCCATTACACCAACAGGGCATTTATTGTTGTTCCAGCAGGAATTGAACCTACATTACTTGAGCCAAAATCAGGTGTAATAACCATTATACTATGGAACAATGTTCTTATCTTCTAATCATGGTGCAAAGATAAGTCAAATATTTGATATATGCAAATCTTTCACTAATTATTTTCAAGATGGTATGAAAATACTCCAGAAGTGAATTAAGATAATGGGCTGAATTATTATCTTAATTAAATACCCATTATCTTATTAGCCCATTTTTCAGTATAAAAATGATAATAATTATATTTTCCATTCTTCCAACAACATCCAATATAATTATTAAGCCAAGCATGTAGTATAGAGGGAATACCAATAACCAATAAATATAAAGGACCAAGTATCTTACTCTGCTTTACATGACCACATTCATGTTTTATAACTATTTCTTTGTCAATGTAATCTTGATTAATAAAGATATATTTCCCAAGAGATACACCACCCTTAGTTTTCTGTAAATATACTTTAGCACCTACACTCCTTGAGTCATTATTCTCTATAACACATATTCTATTATCTTTAGATATAGACCTATAGATTATACCACATAAATTCTGTGGGAATTGCCACAACCAAAGTAGAAAACTAATTAACCATTTCATACCTTATATCTCTTTACATCCAACATTCTTGAACTAACTCCTTGGGCATAGTATCTCCTGTCATTACTATTGACTGACACACATATAGCACCATCACACTTGACAATGTTTACATTCTTAATAACCTCTTCAACTACTCTTCTTTTCATATATCTGTTCTTTAAAGTGTATAATAATCCCTTGAGCAGATTGGTTCTCTGCCAGAGTAAAGTTTCCAGTACCCCTACCATGACACTTCATTACAGGCGGTTAATCCCCAAGAGCACTTTACCCTCAACCTTTTCTCATATACATAGGTGTGCTACTGTAACTTATAATCAAGGCATTTCTTAGCAGGATTTTCACCTCATCCACAGGCATACCAGCCTTTATATAAGCTCCCTATTTATGGGAGAAGTGGATTACTACCCTGTCAGCTCCAAAGCCTGAACTTCTGTAAGGGACTTCTTTGGAGGAGAAATCAGATGTATAGTTCTAATTCTGGTGCAAACATACAAAAAATAAATGATATATCCAAATCTGAGACTATTATTTATGAAAGTTTAACTATTGACTATATAATATGTTGTTCTTTTAAGGCTTTTAAACATCTTGCAGTCCATTCTACTAATGGTTCATCATTATCACAACTCATATATTGTCCAGTTTGGAATATAGAATGTACTATCTCATGTAGGACAGTAAGTTCAATTTCATCCTTTGATAATTTACTCCCATCAGGTTTCTTTGTGCTGATGGTTATTATTCTTGAAGGACTTTCTATTTCCCCAAACAACCACCTATTATCACTACCAACTACTTCATCTACAAACTGTATTTTCCAAGTACTCCCAAATAAATTATAACTCTTCTCTTTCATACTTTTAATTTTTGGTCAAAGATAAGTATATAGTAGATACTATCCAAATAATTTAATTTTTTTTTTTAATTTTTTTTT